AGCAAGTCGTATCTTATTTACATAAGGCACTCAAACCCATCAACCAGTTAAGGATGATGGAAGACTCTCTTGTTATTTACAGATTAGCAAGAGCGCCTGAAAGAAGAATTTTTTACATTGATGTCGGTAACATGCCTAGGAATAAATCCGAAGCATATATGAGAGACATCATGTCTCGTTATAGAAACAAGATTGTCTATGACGCAGGAACAGGAACAATTAAAGATGACCGTAAGCATATGTCAATGCTTGAGGACTTCTGGTTGCCAAGAAGAGAAGGTGGTAGGGGAACAGAGATTACTACACTTCCAGGCGGTGAGAACCTAGGTCAGATTGATGATATTCTGTATTTCCAAAAGAGATTGTATCGTTCATTGAATGTTCCTCTTAATAGATTGGAACAAGAAGCACAGTTCTCTCTTGGTAGAAGTACAGAGATTAATAGGGATGAGGTCAAGTTCCAGAAGTTCATTGACCGACTCCGTAAAAGGTTTTCAACTCTCTTCATTAACATCCTGAAGAAACAACTTATTCTGAAGGGTGTAATTACTGAAGAGGATTGGGATACATGGAAGTCAGACCTTTATGTCGATTTCCAAAGAGATAACCATTTTACAGAACTAAAGGATTCGGAGATTCTCAGAGAGAGACTCCAAACTTTAGACCAGATTTCACAATATGTTGGGGAATACTTCTCTCGTGAATGGGTTATGAAAAATGTAATGATGATGTCTGATGAAGACATTGACCAAATGAAACAAGAAGTCGAAGGCGAAAATTCTGTAAAGGATGAAGACGAAGACGAATTCGGAGCATAATATGTTAGAAGAAAATGAAGTACAACCTACTGAAGAAGAAGTAGTAGCAGAACCAAGTGCAGTTGAAGACTTAATCAACCAAATCAGTGTTGGTGAGTTGAATAAAGCAGAGGGTTCATTCCAATCAATCATTCAAGATAAAATGAATGATGCACTAAATGCACAGAAAGTTGCAACGGCAGGACAAATCTTTAATGATGAAGAAGAGATTGCTGATATTAGTGATGAAGAAGTAGAAGAGTTTTTAGCAGACGCAGACATGTCTGAAGAAGAGTTTGATGCTGAAATGGATGAACTAGAAGCAGAACAAGCACCAGAAACGGAAGAGGAAGTTGCTGAAGAAGATATCGAACCTACTGACGAAGTTTAACGACTTCTTACTTGTCAATACAGGTAAACTACTGTTAACAGTATTTTGGGGATGTCTTGCGTATTTGATTTATGATATCGCATATCTTGGCAACTGGCAAACACTGTTATGGTATCCCTTTGTTGCATTTATAGGTTGGGTAGTAATATCTGCTTTCTACCATAGGGCATTAGCACATCCATCATGGGAATGTCCTGATTGGTTAAAATATCCATTCGCATTCTTTGCGCCTGGATTAGGAGTTACACCTGCGATTGTCTGGTGTTCTTTACACAGAGAACATCACAGACATTCGGACATTAAAGGCAAAGACCCTCACGGGCCTGCCTACAGTTGGTGGAAGAATTTACATATACTTCTGTATAATCCGAAGTTTATGTACTCGAAGAACCTACTGAGAGACCCACTGCTTGTTGCTCAGATGAAGCAATACTGGAGTTGGTTTCTAATATCAGTAGCATTCTTTATATCGGTATTCGGTGCTAGTGTATGGGCATTAATGGTTGTTGCGTTGACCGCAACACAGATTAGTATCAATATGTTAGGACACTATCCGATTGGACAAGAACGAAAAGAAAACATAAAACAACATATACTCAGTTTAATATACACACCAGAAATATATCACGGACAACATCACGATACACCAAATAGAGCGAAATTAGGTGCATTTGATGTAGTTTATTACACTTTAATAAGGTTTTTTCCACATAAGTCCTAAAAAGACTTGTTTTGGAAACATCTATTTGTATAAATAAAGTTATGAAAACATATAAGCAGATTGTGACAGAACTGCGTGGACGCAAACCCAAGGGGCAAGTGGTCTTTGACAAAAAGGTCAAAGGTAGACGCATGAAAGTACCTGCTTTGATTACAAAAGAGAAAGGGTCATTACCTTTTGTTGCCTATGTCGATGGTGACAGACTGGATGCTTTCAAATCGCAAAAGGATGCGGAGAAGGCAATAATGACAATCGTAAAAGAATTAGGTTAGTGCAATGAAACTGATTACAGAATTTACAGATAACAACACTCTTAACTGTCTCGTAGAGAAAACAGAGAACGGTGATAAGAATTATGTTATCGAAGGTGTCTTTGCACAAACAGACACAAAGAACAGAAATGGTCGTGTTTATCCAAAAGCAATTATGGAGAAGGCAGTTGCCAAATACGACAAAGAACAGATTTCTAAGAACCGTGCGGTAGGTGAATTGAATCACCCAGAAGGCCCAACGGTAAACTTAGACAAGGTTTCGCATCTCATCAAGGAACTCAAATTTGAGGGAAAAGATGTGGTCGGAAAGGCACAAATACTTGATACTCCTATGGGTAAGATTGTAAAAGGTCTCCTAGATGGTGGTGTTCAATTAGGTGTGTCAACTCGTGGTATGGGTAGTCTTGAACAGAGGAATGGTGCAATGGTCGTCAAAGACGATTTTATTCTTAGCACTGTTGACATTGTGCAAGACCCATCTGCTCCAGAAGCATTTGTTAATGGTATTATGGAAGGAGTAGATTGGGTTTGGGATAACGGCATTCTGAAGGCTCAAGAAATTGAAAAAATGGAGACTGAAATTAAAAACGCTCCTCGTGCGTTTCGTCCAGAAGCGCAAATAAGAGAGTTTAAGAATTTCCTCTCGTTAATTAAATCTAGTATGTAAGGAGTCAATATGACTGAAGAAGTAAAAAATGATGAAGTCATCGAAGAAACGACTCACGATGAAGTTGTTAACGAAGAAATCGTGGAAGAAACTCTCGATGAAGCAGAGATGCCTAAAGCAAAAGGGTCTGCAAAAGGTAAAGAACCTGAAGGTGCTGTATCTGAACCAGAATCTATTGCGTCAGTAGACAAGGCAGCTGATGCTACAAAACCAAAACAAGCTCCTGCACCGAAAACTAAAGCAGGTATGATTAGTGCTATGTTTGACAAAATGAACAAAATGTCTAAAGCAGACATGGAAGGCATGTATAGTCAATATCACAAAGAGTCAGTAGAAATGGAAGAAGATGAAACAATTGCTGAACCAGTAATTGATACTACTGCTGAACTTGATGCACTAGTTGAGTCTGAGGCAACTTTGAGCGATGAGTTCAAAACCAAAACTGCCGTTATTTTCGAAGCAGCTGTACAATCTAAATTGTCAGAAGAAGTTGACAGATTAGAAGAGCAGTACAAAGAAGAGTTAGAAGCAGAAGTAACTGCTACTAAATCTGAACTTGTAGAGAAAGTAGACAACTACCTAAACTATGTAGTTGAGACTTGGATGGAAGACAATAAGGTTGCAGTACAAAACGGTCTTAGAACCGAAATTGCTGAATCCTTTATGGACAAACTGAAAGACTTATTTGAAGAGTCTTACATTGATGTCCCAGAATCCAAGGTTGACCTAGTTGATGAACTATCTGACCAAGTAGACGAACTTGAGACTAAACTCAATGAATCTACTCAGAAAATCATTGACGCTACTGGTGAACTGGAAGGTTTCAAAAGAGATGCAATCATTCGTGAAGCATCCAAAGACCTTGCTGACACACAGGTAGAAAAGTTGAAGTCACTCGTTGACGGATTCGATTTTGATGACGATTTCGCATCAAAAGTAGAAACTGTTAAAGAGTCACACTTTAGCAAAAAAGAAACTTCGTCTGAAGAAGTTCTTGAAGAAGGTGTAGATGCAGAAGACACTTCTGTAGTTGAAACATCTGAAAGCATGGACAGATATCTTCAGGCAATCAGAAAAACCGCTCGTAGAGCATAATTAAATAGGATAAGTAACAATGCAAGTATCTTACGACCAACTTATTGAGAAGTGGGCTCCAGTATTGGACGAAACTTCCGCTGGTGAGATTACAGACTCACATCGTAGAGCAGTTACAGCCGCTGTCCTTGAAAACCAAGAAAAAGCACTTATTGAAGAACAAGCTGCTTCTCAAGGTTTCATCACTGAGGCTGCTCCTGCTAACAACACTGCATCTGTCAATAACTTTGACCCAGTATTAATTTCACTGGTAAGAAGAGCAATGCCTAACCTCATCGCTTATGACATTTGTGGTGTACAACCAATGAACGGCCCAACTGGATTAATCTTTGCTATGAAAGCAAGATATCAAGGTGGTTCAACTTCTAACCGTGAAGCACTCTTCAACGAAGCAGAAACTCAATTCTCAGGTGACTCATCTGGAACTCATGATTCTGACAACGCTTCTGGTTGGAACGGCGTAGACTCAGAAGGTGCGAGATTAACATCTCTTGCCGCTGGTGGTATGCCTACTGCTGACGCTGAAGCACTTGGTAGCACTGGTGGTTCGTCTTTCCAAGAAATGGGTTTCACCATTGAAAGACAAACTGTTACTGCTAAATCAAGAGCATTGAAAGCAGAATACAGTCTTGAACTCGCTCAAGACCTGAAAGCAATCCACGGTTTGGATGCAGAAACAGAATTGGCAAACATCTTGTCAACTGAAATTCTTGCTGAAATCAACCGTGAAGTCATTAGAACTGTTAACTCTCAAGCAAAAACAGGAGCTCAACAAGCAAATGTAACTGCCAAGGGTATCTTTAATGTAAGTTCTGATGCTGATGGTAGATGGTCTGCTGAGAAGTTCAAAGGACTAACAGTCCAAATCGATAGAGAAGCAAACACTATCGCTAAAGAGACTCGTAGAGGTAAAGGTAATGTAGTAATCTGTTCTTCAGATGTTGCTACTGCCCTAGCAGCTGCAGGAACTTTGGACTATTCTCCTGCTATTTCTAACAACTTGCAAGTAGATGACACTGGAAACACTTTCGCAGGTGTCTTGAACGGAAGACTTAGAGTATACATCGACCCTTATGCTAACACTGATTACATCAATGTTGGTTATAAAGGAACTAACAGCTATGACGCTGGTGTATTCTATTGCCCATATGTTCCATTGCAAATGGTTAAAGCAGTCGGTGAAGACACTTTCCAACCTAAAATTGGTTTCAAAACCAGATATGGTATGGCAAGTAACCCATTCGTAGGGTCAACACCATCTGACGGTCTTGCTACAGTTAAGACTAACCAGTATTACAGAATCTTTAAGGTAACTAATATCTTAACTTAATCTGTAAATAAAAAGAGTTGGGTCAACCAACCGTTTTTTAGGGGAGACTTCGGTCTCCCCTTTTTTATTTGTATAAATAATATTATCGTTCATCCCATCATGGGACGGAAGTAGACCTGAAAACCTCTCACGATTCGTGAGGTTAGCAAGTACCGCAAGGGAACGAGACCGAAAGTCGAAGGAACGCATTTCTTTTAATCAAATTAAAGGAGAAGTGTTATGGCATACTATCGTGGTGTTAAGGTCACTCCTCAGAAAGAGAAGAAGGTCAAGAAGGCCGTTTCTGGTATCTACAGAGGAGTATCCTACAATAAACTACCGAAAGTTGAAAATGCTAAGATAACATCTGGTGTCTACCGTGGTGTATCTTACTCATTGGCAAACTAAGTAGCAAAAAGGGGCAGAAAAGGCTTGACATTTTCTGCCCCACTTGTTATTATAATAACATAATGAAGAGAGGTAATACATTATGATTAGTAAAATACTTAAACAGGAACTCCTCAACCTGAACTCTGTTTCGGAGTTAAATGAGGTAATCGCTTTCGCAAGGGAAGCAATTGCAGTAAATGCTAAAGCATCGATTGCTGTTGGTGACGAAGTTATCGTAGTTCAAAAGACTAAGAGAACTGTTGGTATTGTTGAGAAAATCAACATCAAAAAAGCATTGGTTAAGATACCTAGTAAAGGTGACCTTGTTTACAGTGTTCCATTATCTATGTTGGAGGCTGCGTGATTCTAAGAAACGGACTGGTCGGTTCGTTTCATCACGACCTTTATGCGTTTGATGAAGAACACTTCGAAGGGGAAGAACTCGAACTTCCCCTTAATGCTAAAGAAATGCAGTTAGCATTTTTACAACAAGATAACAAGTCATGGCAAATGATGGTGGACTCTGTTTATCATAGAACAGGTTTTATGATTGCAGGAAACATGAATATTGATTACATTGTTGTTAATGGAGTCCCTCACAAGTTTCACTAATGATTGACCAAATGATTAAGGTCAGAATGACCAATGGCAAGGATATCTACGGTACTAATTTAGATATCGGTAGATATTCTGTCAAGCATGACTGTGAAGTAGAACATGAATATGAACATGTCAATCCTTCTACAGTTTACAATACATTTGAATATGTGGGTGATAGGAAACCATCACCTATATCTGTATCTGTTCCATTTGACTATAGAATGAACAGAGCAATGGGTACATTCAATACTCGTGGAGTTAATTTAGATAAATGGTAGATTGGATAATAGCAATAGGTGTGAATGCACTAATCGTATATGCATGTTACAAGTTTGTAACATTCGGTATGTCTGGTGGATTTCAACGCCTTTTCAGTAAGAAGAAAAAGAAAAACGATGTGAATTCAGGTCAACTATTCGGTTGACATTTTACGCTATATAGTGTATAATGGTCGTTATGAATCAAGAATTATATGCTCTTCTAGGTAAGTGTGCAGATAGCACAGGTCTTCCTGTTATGGATGAGACCCAGTTTACCGATGTCACAGAACGGTATGGTAAGGATGTCTTTAGAAAGACTCTTGCTGAATATATCTTTCAAGAGAGACCACCTTTTCCTGCTAATCAGGTTACTGAGAAACGCAGGGATGATGCGTGGTGGAAACTAAAGCAATACGATATCTGGAAGGGTGTCACCCATATTAATAATCAACAAAGGGAAGTCATTGAGAAGTTTGATGACTACAAGTATCCTTTTAGTGAATATGGACTAGGAGTAATCGATGCTCCTGCCAGACCTTATAATGATGTATCTGATTGGTTTATGAAACCCCTGCGTTGGCAGTGTAACAGTTACTCATTCAAAGCACCTCTCACCGTATGGAATGAAGGAACTGCTCATGAGATATGGGCATGTCTTGGTGCTATATGGAGAGGTATAAACGATGTCAAGAAAGTCACAGTCCGTGACCTTGATGGGAATGAAAAAGAAAAGTTGGTCGGTGGTGTCTTGCAACAAAACTCGTATGTTGCTACCTTCCGTTTGGCAACATACATTGCCACCCAGTTCAAACCCAGTATGGCAAAGACCATCTATCAGATGACTAATGCCAAAAGAGTTCTTGATACATCTATGGGTTGGGGTGATAGACTTACAGGATTCTACGCCTCAGACGCAGAAGTTTATATTGGATGTGACCCCAACCCCAATACCTTTTACAAGTATCATGAAATGATACCATACCTAGAGAAGATGTCTGGTAAACAAAAGACTGTCCATCTGTTTAACTGTGGTGCAGAAGACCTACCATGGGATAGAATCACAGACATTGATTGTGCCTTTACTTCACCACCATACTTTGCTACAGAGAGATACAACGAGGGTGGTGAGAATGAGGATGCACAATCATGGAAGAAGTTCTCTGAATACGAGAAGTGGAGAGATGATTTCTTCTTACCAGTATCACAAAAGACCTTTGACTCACTATCTAATGATGGTCATATGATTATCAATATTATGAATCCAAAGGTAAAGAATGTAGTCTATCCGTCTTGTGATGAGTTAGTAGACCTACTCAGACCCCACTTCAAAGGTCAGATAGGGATGCGTATCATGCAAAGACCACAGGGTAAGTCTGTATTCAAGGACGAAGAAGGTAACTTTGATAAGGAGCAACTACAGGATTTCTTTGACCAATTGTACATTGAGAACTGTTGGTACTTCGGAAAAGAGGACACACCAGACATATTTTTGAGGGCAGAAAAAAACAATTTAGATGATTTTTTCGCTTGACATTTCCTGCTAGTCTTGTTATTATAATAACATAATGAGAAAGGAACTGATTATGAAAAACAATTTTGGACTGATTTTTGCTGAGAACTGTGAACCTACTGAAGAGAATGTTCAAGGGTTTGCTGAGTATTGCATGGACTTCTACGGTGAAGATAATGACGATGCTCTTTATCCTACCGAAGGATTTACCATGGGAACTGCCATGATTGCTATCAATGAATATTTGACTGGTAACTATCCTTGTTGTGAAGAGAACTTTGAAAATGGAGTTCCTACTCATTTGTATGGTGGTGGTGATACCATTGACCGTGAGAAAGTTCTTGGAATCTTTTTGGAACAAGGAGAGTAATCATGTGTGGTGCATTTACTGGTGAATACGATTTTGATGGTTTTGTAGTTAAGAATGCTGAGACAGGAGCAATCCTTGCAGGGTTCTTTGACCCAATCAAGACTATCGAAGAAGCAACGGAAATTCAAACAGGATTGAAGAACCGTTTTAATGTTGAAACTATTCTAGAGGGATATAATGAATAATGCAATGAATGCAAAACATGCTCGACATTTGACTCGCATCCTTAATGTTAAGGTTGCGTTGTCTAAATGTGAAGAGTCAAAGAGTGAATGGGGCATTGAATACTGGTCAGGAGTTCTGAAAGCACTTCAGAATAAACGACTAGATGGTGTCAAGTTCCACTAAGAATTCGTATAAATAGACATATAGAAGAGGATTTTATATGCCTATTGACAGTACAACTATTACTACGCAACTCAAAGATGATGAGTTGACGAGTAATCTTAACTATCTGCAACCCACTGGGTTCAGGGTAGTTATTGATAGAACAAGGTATCCTAACTTAGAATACTTTGCTCAACAGGTAACACATCCAGGCGCACAGTTAAATCCACTGGAGTTACCTGCCAGAAGAATTACATCTGTTCCTTTAGCAGGGGACAAGATGACATTTGGTGAAGTATCATTCAATATTATACTGGATGAGAACTTAACTTCATACAGAGAGATGTATGATTGGATGACCAGAATAACTAATGAAGGTCAAGTATCCGCAGGGGCAAGGGGTGAAAAGAAACCTACCTATGCTGATATTACCTTGAGTGTATTGTCTAGTCATAACAATCAGACTTTGAGAGTAAGATACAAAGATTGTATTCCTACTTCTCTTGGTACTATTAATTTTCAGTCAACTACTGGAGATGTCCAGTTCTTGACCTTCGATGCTAGTTTTAGATTTGCTCAATTTGAAATAGTCTAAATACTACATTATTGTTTTATAATGGAGAGTGAATGTTAGATTTAGAAAGCATATTGGCAGAGTGGAAAGAAGACTCAAAGATTGAGATTAACACCCTTGCTGAATGTTCCAAAAATACCCCAGAGTTACATGCTAAGTATCTTGAGTATCATGCTCAGACAAGACTGCGACTCAAGAAAGCAGAGTTCAAACAAAAAGAACTACTGAAGGATAAGTATCTTTACTACGAGGGCAAAATGTCTAAGGAAGACATAGAATCTCGTGGATGGGCATTTGACCCTTATGATGGTCTAAATGTAAACACCAAAAATTTCAAAGAGTATTATTACGATACTGATAAAGAGATTCAAGATTCGGAACTGAAAATACAGTACCTTAAAACCATTATAGATACTCTAGTAGAAATCATAGATAATCTAAAGTGGAGACATCAAACCATTTCCAACATAATTAAGTGGAGACAGTTCGATGCAGGAATGTGACATTACCGAATACAATAACCGCAAAACTTAAAGACCATGCAATGATGCACATTGAGTGCGAAGCACATCAAGTGCCAGAGTTGCGTGATTACTTTTCATTCTATGTCCCAGGCTTCAAGTTCATGCCAATGTATAAGGCAAGGAAGTGGGACGGTAAAATCAAACTATTTAATTCAGTTACTCGTGAACTGGGTGCAGGACTATATGACCATCTGAGAAAGTTTTGCTCAGATAGAATGTATCCTTTGCAATTAGAGGAGACTAAGTATGGTCATCCTGCCCAGAAGAACGGTGTATCCCATATCAATCTAACTAAGTTCATTGAAGAACTTAACAGTCCGTTTGATATCCGTGACTATCAATACGATGCGGTCACACATGCAATCACTAATAAAAGAGCAATCCTACTATCACCAACTGGTAGTGGTAAGTCATATATCATCTATTGTTTATTGCGTTGGTATATGGATAACTATGATAAGCAAGTTATGATTGTTGTTCCGACAACAAGTCTTGTCGAACAGATGTATAAAGACTTTGAAGAGTATGGATTCGATGTAGATAAACACTGCCACCGAATCTATTCAGGTAAGGATAAAACCACTGACAAACAGATTATCATTTCTACATGGCAATCTATCTACAAGTTTCCACCCAAATGGTTTGAGAATCTAGGGTGCATCTTTGGTGATGAAGTCCATCTCTTCAAAGCAAAGTCTTTGTCTGGTATCATGAACAAGTGTAAGAATGCTGAGTATCGATTCGGTACTACAGGTACACTTGATGGTACAGAGACTAATAAACTTGTATTGGAAAGTCTCTTTGGTTCTGTACATCGTGTTACCATGACCAAGGACTTACAAGAGAAGGGTGAACTTGCTAAACT